GTACTTGTTTAATGGGTTTGCATTTTCAGTCATTTTTTATTCTATAAATATACACTAAAAGCATGTATGTGTCAATATTTATGTGCGTATAAAAAGGTAATTTTAAAAGTCGTATGGCAAGTTTAGACCAGATAATCAAGGACCTACAGGAAATAGCCGATAGCGGTGGAGTAGGTGGTAACCAGGGAATCAGAAGGAAAGCCGCGGAAGAGGCCAAGCTGGCCTTGAAAAACGGTGAGAAACTCAATAAGTCAAATAGCGAAGCACTAAAGTTAAAAATTAAAGATTTACAAATAGCCCAGAAAATATATAAGTCAGGCACGATCCAATACAAGCGGATCGAAGACGAGATCAAACAAGCAGAAAAGCGTATCAAACAGAATGAACAGATGGCAGAAGTGGCCAAGAAAGTCAGTTCCTCATTTGTGGGACTGGGCAAGGCGGCATTCGAAGGTTCAGGATCTATCAGTGCATTCACAGACAACGTCAGGGGCCTAGGAATTCTCGGTAACAGATTAGATGTCAACATAGAAACATTCAGACAACTATCACAAACGGGTGCCAACTTTGGCAAGTCCATAGTGGACCTTAGGTTAGCGGCCGGAGAAGCGGCACTGCCACTGGATGACTTCGCCAAACTTGTGGCAAGCAACTCCAACAACTTGGCGGCACTGTTTGGTACCACTACCAAGGGTGCAAAAGAGATTGCGACACTAGGACGTATCACGAGAGAAGTCGGTATCGACAGACTGGCACCACTGGGATTCACCGTTGACGAGATAAACGAAACACTACTATTGAATTTAGATTCGCAGAGAAGGACAGGCATGTTGGATACCTTAACAAGGGGACAACAAAGAGACAGTGCCATTAACTTTGCTGAACAACTGGACAGGTTGGCGAAACTTACAGGTGCCCAGAGGGACGAATTAAGATCACAGATAGAACAACAACAGTCAAATGAAAGATTCCAGGTAGCACTGCAAGGAGCAACGGAAGAAGCAAGACAGAGACTACAAGGGTTTGCCGCAACAGTGGGCAACATAGCACCAGGACTCAACGAAGGCTTCCAGGACTTGATAGCCAACGCAGGTGTTCCGGTAACTGAATCAGCATTGGCATTGGTGCAGAACATTCCGGAAGCTTCTAACGTTATCAGACGTTTGATCAACGGCACAATATCAGCGGAACAGGCACTGGGACAGATCAGAGATGCATCAACCAAGAGCATAGACAGATTTGGCAAAGCAACTGTGACAGGACAGGTAGAATTTTTAAGATTACAGGGTGACGTGATCAACCTGGGAAACAGGATAGTAGACGTTAACGGGGTGTTCCAGGAACAAGAACAATCAGTTAGCAGTCTAGTCGGCAACCTTACATCTTTTGAACAGGCGACCAAAGTGTTATCCAGCCAATTCCAAGGCATCGAGACGGGACTGCTGAAAGCATTCGGTCCAGCACTGGGCGGACTAGTGGGAGGCCTACAAAGTATATTGGGTGGCGCAGGTGGTATAGCAACGGCACTAGGCAAGGCGCCGGGACTGACAGCAGGATTGATAACAGCAGGACTGGCAGGTAAATTTTTATTTGGTTATGCCAGTCAGATAGCGATAGTTGCCGCTGGTACTCGGATAGGAAGCAGTGACATGTTGAAGAGCCTAACCGGATTCAAGGCCGGACTGGGCAAAGGAATGGCAGGTGCAGGCAAGGGTGTTGGAGCCGCAGGAGGCATAGGACTTGGAATAGGTGGTGCCGCACAGGCATATTCATCTGACACAGCGGGTGGCAAGGCATTGGGTATAGGATCAAGCGTCCTGGGTGGTGCACTAACAGGTGCAATGATAGGCGGACTTCCAGGTGCAATAGTAGGTGCAATAGGCGGATTAGCAGTTGGCGGTATCTCTGCTATGGCCGGGGCTGACATAAAACCAAGAGCATTTGGTGGCGGCATGGATGCAGGCAAGACTTACCTGACAGGTGAGCGTGGACCAGAGATGATAACAGCAGGAACATCAAGCACGGTAACAGCAAACAGCGATCTAAAAAGTACATTCAACACGGAAGCACTGGAAATGAAATTGAACTCTACAGTGTCAGAACTAAACGCCGCCAACAAGACGTTAACGAATATGGTTAATAGCGTAAATACGCTTGTAGCAGTCGAAAGCAGGGCTTTGAGGGCAGTGGAAACAACAGCTAGAAAAGATCGTAACCAAGTGGGAATGGTTTAGGTTGCTCAAATGAACAAAAAAGTGTAACATATTACTATGGCTTGGAAAAAATATTTTAAAGATGCAAACATGTCTCCCATTAGTGGGGAGAAAGTACCCAACTTCGCGAAGAGGAATTACAGTTCTTACTTGCCAGACGTGTACACAGGACACCCCAACAGGATACAGAGATACTTCCAGTATGACCAAATGGATTCAGACTCGGAGATCAATGCGGCACTGGACATCCTGGCAGAATTCTCAACACAGCAGAACACAGAGAACGAAACTCCGTTTGACATAGTGTTCAATGACGAATCAACAGAACACGAAGTCAAGGTGTTAAAGAAAGCACTACAACAATGGACAAACGCCAACCAATTCAAGAAAAGAATATTCAGGATATTCAGGAACGCACTGAAGTACGGGGATTGTTTCTTCGTCAGAGATCCGGAGACACAGAAATGGCTGTACATAGACAACGCCAAAGTTGACAGGATAGTAGTAAATGAATCAGAGGGAAAGAAACCGGAGCAGTATGTAATCAGAGACATCAATCCCAACCTACAGAGATTAAGTGCAACACAGATCACACCAAACCAGACGTACGGTGGTTCAGGAACAACAGGTGGCGGAAATGCGGCCTATGGTCAGAACTATGCATCACAGGGACAGGGAGCCAACATGGGCGGTACAGGTGGACAGGGTGGAAGATTCTACAAGACGATGAACGCATACAACATCAATGCAGAACATGTGATACACATGAGCATGAGTGATGGTCTAGACAACCTATTCCCGTTTGGACAGTCGGTGCTGGAACAGGTGTTCAAAGTTTACAAACAGAAAGAATTACTAGAGGACGCAATCATAATCTACAGGGTTCAGAGAGCACCTGAGAGAAGAGTGTTCTACATCGACGTAGGTAACATGCCAACACACTTGGCCATGCAGTTCGTCGAGAGAGTCAAGAACGAGATCAACCAAAGAAGGATCCCAAGTGCATCAGGTGGAGCAAACTTCATTGACGCAACTTACAACCCAATGTCAATAAATGAAGATTATTTCTTCCCACAGACAGCAGAGGGTAGGGGATCTAAGGTAGACACACTTCCGGGTGGTACTAACCTAGGTGAGATTGATGATCTAAGATTTTTCACTAACAAATTGTTCAGAGGATTGAGGATTCCAAGTTCTTATCTGCCAACAGGTGCGGAAGACGGCGGATCATCGTACAATGACGGTAGGGTCGGAACAGCCTACATACAGGAATTGAGATTCAACAAGTATTGTGCTAGATTACAATCAATGTTAGCGACAACATTTGACGAGGAGTTCAAGTTTTGGATCAGATCAAAAGGGTACAACATAGACAACAGCATGTTCTCTCTTAAATTGAATCCACCACAGAACTTTGCACAGTACAGACAGACAGAAATGGATCAAAGCAGGGTTGGAACATTCACACAGGTTGCAGAACTGCCTTACATGAGTAAAAGATTTGCATTGAAAAGATATCTCGGACTTACTGAAGAGGAAATGGCGAGAAATGCTGAACTATGGGCAGAGGAAAACAATGTTCCACAGAAGAAACAGACAAAACAAAACGAGTTGAGAGCAGGCGGAGTCACGCAGTCGGGTATATCAAGTGACCTAGACCAGTTCGAGGAACCAACAGCAGACCCAGAAGCACCAGAACCAGGAGCACCGGGACCGGGAGCACCAGGACAAACACCGGGCGGTGGAGCAGGTGGTACGGGTGGAGCAGGCCAGGTTTAGGGTTAAATACGATTATGAAACTCAATGAATTTTTCACACACACAGCAGACGGATTTGAGCAGGACAAGACATATGAACCTGAGAACGATATCTCTGTGTTGGACGATAACGACACAAGGAAAACAAGACTCACACTCGGCGATATCAATTCGTTGAGACTTGCATCAGAGGCACACGATGCACAGCAGAAGGAAGAAGCGGTGTTCACACAAAAGATGTATGGACAACCTGCAGGAACAGACGATCTAGCATTATAGCATGGCGGAAGTGGCTTTCGTATTAGGCAATGGCGAATCTCGAAAGGGAATCCGTGTGGACGACCTTAAGAAACACGGCAAGGTGTATGCCTGTAATGCCATATTCCGGACAGAGACACCTGACTACCTGATAGCAGTTGATCCCAAGATGGTATTTGAGATAGTGGAGACAGATTATCCCAAGAGTAACCAGGTGTGGTCCAACTTCAATGGCCAGTACAACAAGAATCCAGTTGCTTTGAATCACATACGTTGGTTCAAACCCAGCCTAGGATGGAGTAGTGGTCCGACTGCATTGAGGATGGCCTGTGATCACGGGCACAAAGAAATATACATCCTGGGTTTTGATTACATGGGACACACTGTCGACAATAAAGGCACCAGGAAGATGTTCAACAACATGTTCAAGGACACAAGGAACTACAAACGTTCCAAGGATGATGCAACATTCTATGGCAACTGGATGAACCAGACTAAAAAGTGTCTGCAGGACTATCCAGATATCAATTTCCATCGTGTCATTCCCGCGGGATGGTTCCAACCCAAGGATCTCGCATGGAAAGGCAAGATAACACATCCTACCACAGACGAATTCCTCGAAAAGTTTAATCTTACACGTTAAATCCACTATATTTTTGGTAAATATCCGTACAGACTGGTATGTATAAAGGTCCAGTGAATCTCCAAAAAACATTCACTGCATTGTATAGAGGTATGAAAGTAGCAATAGTGCTATAACAGTCCTAACCCATATAAAGGAGAAAAAAATATGGCAACAAGAAAAATAACTGCGAAAGTTATCGCTCAAGCCAGAGCTTCACACACAGGTAGAGACGGAGATTTATTCTTCGATGATTCTAGTAATCAATTCTTTATCTCTGATGGAACTACGGCTGGTGGTACTGCGTTAGTATTAAACACACTAAGAAACGTAGCGGCATACACTGCCTCTGTGGCTCTTACAGTAGCACAATCAGGATCAGTAATCACAGGAAATGCGGCGGCAGGTATGACAGTAACTTTACCAGCGGCAGAGGCAGGCTTGCACTTCTCGATCCACGTTGGAACAACGATCACTTCAAACAACTTCATCATCACTGGTGCAACCAGTGCCGATGTATTCCAAGGACAGTTGGTCGCAAATGACTTCTCTGACCTAGGTTCATTGACTGCATTGAATGAAAACGTTGCGACAGTGGCATTTGACCAACCGGCGGCGGCTGACTACAGGATCACTATGAACGGAACTACCAAAGGTGGTAAGTTAGGTTCAATAGTACACTGTACGGCTATCTCGGCTGTTATATGGAACATCGATGGTTTCTTATCATCAGATGGTACATTAGCTACTACGTTCAGTTAATAGTTAGATTAAACTTCGAATCAAGCGGTGTCAATTTTTTGGCATCGCTTTTTTCACGAATAAATATCCACAATGGCAATACACAGAATCAGTTTCGAGACAATGAACTTCGTATCCAAGGGCGGAACGGACGGCACAGATGGCGGCATAGAGAAATGGGATGACGCATTCACCTGCTACGGACCAGGGCCAGACGGCATTGAACACGAGGGCATAAGGTTTGGTTTTGGATCCTCAGACAAGGTCGTTATCTGTTCCAAGTGCAATCAGGCATGGGGATGGCGTGAGAGATTATGGAAAGAGATCGCGGATTGGG